TGACACATTTTTTGTTTGTATATCGTTTCGTTGTTCTGTTCTTCTTGTTTGATATGAACTTGCAAGTGCAACCGATTTGATTCTGAAAATATTTAAATGTCTACTTCTCATTTCCGAATCACCATATTCAGTGTTCGGTGCTGTTATTGCACCACCAGTTCTTGGGTCTGTATCGGGTGAAGGTATTGATTCGGTTTGTAAAACGACCAATGGGTCATTCATTTCTGCATCAGTAGTCCAAAGAAGTATCTGTCTCATTGAATTTGCAAAGGCAGTTGGATTGGTTAAGACGGGGTCTCCATTCATTACAATTGTAGGTCTAAATTTAATTTGTTCTTCTACAGTTGTATCAACTGTTTGTTTGATTGCAACTTCACCAAAGAATACGTGTCCAGCAGGGTGTAATAAATCCTTGACAACTGACCTATATTTGTTTATACTTTCTCCAACCTTAATAACATATGAATGTGTTTGGTAGTATAAACTATCTTGTATATTAGATGCACTTGCATCAAGTGTAGATTTATCTCCAAGTAATTGTTCTTGTATTACACCTTCACCTGAAACCAAACCTCTAGCTTGATAAGGATTTGATTTTAAAATCTTAAATGTATCAACTGAATTGAAGTCTACTGTTTCATTAGATAAGAATAATCCGTCTAAATCTGTATATGTTAAAATGTGTCGGTCTGCATCATACGATACAACCTTTGCAGTTGTTCCTGATATTCTTCCCACCAATGCTACATCTTTGTTTAGATTTGCACTAGGTGTAGTAATCAACATAGGGAAGTCTGAAGTTGAATTTAAAACAGCATCTTCTGTAAACTTATGTCCTTGTTCTGTAATATTAAGTGAACCAACACCTCCAATGGTATCAGAATATGCAAATATTTTTGCACCTTCACCACTAGACACTGTTGATTGTGTGTTCAGTTTTACTGTTAAAGAAGTTCCACCAGTGATTTCTTCACCACTTTGGAATGCACCCGTATCACTTGGTAATCTTTTTATAACCAGTCTTTTGTTTTCTTCTTCAACTTTTAAAACAGTTCCCGTTGCACTTGAATTTGTTCCAGTGACAACTTCACCTTCTATGAAACCTGTCGTTTCTTTGAAGTAAAGATAACCACCAGCAAATACTTTAGGAACTTCTGTATAACCAATACCACCTGACTTAACAAAGACACTTCTTACCATAGAGTTAGTAGTTTCTAATTGGATTGGTTGTTCGTCTTCACTAAGTAATCTCATTTTCTTCGTGTAGATTTCAACCAACTCACCACCACTTAATGGAACTACAAATATAACTCTATCGTTCTTGTGTTCGTAATCAGTGACATGTGTTTTGATAATTCCGTCTATGTAAACTTCAACAGATTCGTCATTGAAAATAATTGAATTACCATTATTATCCTTTCCTGTGAATAGTGTTTGTCCAGCTGTTGCAGTAATTTCATATTGACCCCAAACAGTTGCACCTTCTAATATGATTTCGTCCCCAACGGAACCAATCATAGCTTCTGCACCACTTCCTCTGTTATTGGATTCAAATACTACTAGGTCTCCACCTTTATATCCTGTTCCACCATCTTCAATAAATATCTCATCAACTTGTCCTTCTAAAAGACCATTGATAACTGTTTTAGAAATGGTTGCATTAGGATTGAGTTTTCCACCTGAAAATTCTATTGAATCATTTAAAGAATATAGAGAACCCACATTTGATTGTTCTAATAATATACCACCACCATGACTAGGTTCTATATTTGATTGACTTCCGTCATACACTCCACCAGTTGCGATTAGTGATGCACTAGAAAATTCTGCTGGTAGACCTGACTCAAATAATATGTCTCCGTCATCGTCATGTTGAATATAAGTAGAAGAGGAATCATTACCAATATCTGAAACGATACCTTTTAATACCCCTGTTGTTGTTGTGACACCATCTCTGTCTACTAATGTGACCTGTTGGTCTCTTAAGAAAGTTCCTTGATGGTTATCAGTAATCTCTAAAGAGTATTCCCCTGTTTCTGCATTGATTGGGAATACATTTTCTACAATTGACTCTGCTTGTATTCTATTTGTAGCAGTATATTGAGTTATCTTGTCTGTTGAACTTGGTGCAACTCTCAAGTCACTCATTTCAATATTCACTCTTCTTTTTTGAGAGTAATCTGATTCTGATGTGTAAATTGTTTCGTTATCGGGATATCTAATTTCTGCATCTTCGTTGTAGAGAATCCTCATTAAGAATTTTAATGATTCTGCAGTTCCCTTTTCTTTGTATAAATCTGATATACCTTTTATTGTTAACCTTTTGTTTTGTGTTTGTTTAAGGTCTAACGAAGGTAAGAAATCTGTTTGGAAGTGTTGTAAAAAATCTTCAGACGTTCTGTCTATATCTGAGTAGTCTAAAATCTTGTTGTTTGCAATGATAGTATTTTCTTTATAACCACCAACTACACCAGTCTGTTTTGATTCTCTACCTGTAATTGTTTCCCCTGTTGAGAAACCTCTTCCGTGTATGGTATTGACATATACCTGTAATCCATTCAAGGAAGTTATTTTTGCAACTGATTTTGATTGTGAACCCACAACATACTCACCGACCTTCCAAGGGTCTGCAGTTGCAGTTGGGTTTGCACCACTTGATTCATAAATTAATTTTGATGACTCTGCATCAGGAGATGGTTGAACAGTTTGGGGTTCTGCTAAAATAGACCCCAAACTGTCTTCCATCATGATTCCGTCTAATTCACTCTCTGAAGAAAGTGTTATAATCTCACTTTCTAGATACTCGAAGTATGATTTTAAGAATAGTTCAAAAACTGGAGCTTCTTGCTGAATGTAATCAGGCAAAAGACCTACTAGTCTATCACTTAGTTTTTCTATTTTAAAATCAGAGTTTGACATAGTCTTAGCTTAGAGTTGCACCTAGGTTTGAAATTGGGAACCAATTTGAACCATTCCAAATACAAATGACTGCATCACCTTGTCCATTAAGAATGATTTGGTCTGTTGTATCAGTTGAATAACCCCAAGATGAAACAGTGACTTCTGCATTTGCAGAAGAACTATCTGTCTTGTATATCACTTTAATTTGACCAACGTCTGTTCCGTCATCTAAAGTAAACTCAACTGCTGAAGAACCAGTCAGTGTGATTTCACTTGCAAAAGATGATGCAAGGTTAGACGCAGTTGCAGTTAAAGTTGTTATATCGTCAACTGCTAAATGAGTTGGGATATTTTCGAATAACTGACCTATGGTCATTTTTTTGTTGACGGGTGTTCCGCCTGGGTTATCTACTATGTGTAGTAAATCATCAGCACCTATATCTGTATCTGATACTTGTGTTAATGCACTTATCTTCTTATCTGCCATTTTAATTTTCCTCCTATAATCCAATTAAATGGGAAACTACTCGGGGGACTCCCGACCACTTGTTTCATGTGTTATTAATATGAACTGGTTGAGGTAGAAGTATACCCTACACCAGCACTGCTTTCACCACTACTAATGGTGTCTACTTCACCTGTCACCTTAATATCTTCAGAAGAAATGTCTACTAGATTACCTCTAGTTGCAACGACATCATTTCCCGAAGGGATAACTGTGAAGTCAATCGATGAATTAGTATTAACTGTTAAGGTAATATTAATGGCATTGATTGTAATCTTTCCTGTAGAATAGTCAACTATTCCAGCTGCACTATCCTGATAAAGTCTAGTTGACCCTGATAGGTAATATCTTCTTAAATTACCTTTTCCGTCATCATCAAAATAATTGATATTGACTGAGTCACCTTGGACATAAAAACCTGTTGTTGTTGTAATTCCACCCGAGTCCATGTTGTGACCAGTATGTGGATTATAAAGTTGATTACCAAAAAGAACATTGTATCCTTTTGTTTCTCCCACTTTAATTATATTACTTTTTCTTAATCTAATATTACATGTATTAGATAAAACTGCAGTGTTAGACTCGTCTACTGATTTAAGTAGATTAGAATGTCTAAAAATAGAATCAAAGTTTTGTAGATTATCTGTATCAAACTTTTGAATTGCAGTGTTTACGATTGCTTCTAACTCACCTATTGATAGGTCTGTTGAATTTTCATTGTATTTGAATACACATGTAATTAGAATCTTAACAATCTCTGCATCAATTATCTTAGGTCTAACAGTTAACATATTTAAATCGTTTAACTTTTTTGTGACCAATGACTTTTCTGTATCTGATAGATAATCTGAATTTTGTGGTTTAAGTGCAACGAACACTTTACCATATTCGGGTGGGTCATTATCTTCTCCACCCCATACTGCAACGGCGTCTGCATTTGGATAATACTCTTGCACCTTTGCTTTATAGTCGTTTAATGTGACTAATCTGTTTTGTGATGTATAGAATTTTGTTGCTTTGAACTTAATTGATTCTATACTTTCTTTTTCTGCACCACCACTTGCTGGTGAAACGTTAGTCACTGCATGGTTTGTGAATCCGTTTACAACTCCGTTAAGTGCAAATTGACTAGCACCATTTGCATGGTCTTGGTCAACTATAATATAAGTCACATCTATAACGTCTCCGTCCAATAATGACTTACCTAATGTTCCGTCACCAAAGTATATTTCAATATAACCTTCTTCATTCTCTTGTGCATAATATACAGTAGAGGTTGTAGTAATGTTTGAAATACCTGTAGAAAGTGTGTATGTTTCTGTTGCACCACCACTGGTGACTGAAACAATCATCTTACCTTTGTCTACTCTTTCATTTGATAAAACGAATTTAGGGTTTGCAAGTTGATTATCAAAAATAAATGAATCAGTTGCATAAGTTCCTTGAACAATACTTACGTCATTGTAATTATATGACGTTCCGTTTTGTGTTGGTCTTTTTGTTGTTGTGACTACAAAGTTATATGAACTTCCGTCATACACTGTCACAAAGGTTGTTCCTCTGAGTAATTGCATCTCAGTAGTTGTCGGGGAAGTTCCGTCTGCATTTCTCACTTGTTTCATTTCAAGGTTTACTATTGCAGTTGAACATGACTCAGAAGAAGGAACGAATCCTAAATCCTTTGCACGTGATACAACGTTCTTTCTGATTTGAGCAGAATCTAAAAAGAGTTCCGAGGCTGCAATGTTGGTGTTGATTGCACCAATGTGTGATGAATATGCAAGTAGGTCAATAAGAACTGACATACTTGAACCTTCAAAGTTGTAATCTTTAAATTGTTCTTGTCCTTTGAGATAATTCTTAAGATTATCTGCAATATTCTCAAAATCTAAATCTGTAATGTTTAATTGTGAACTGTTTACTGCCATTATCGTGTCCTTGAAACGTTTATTTCTATCTCTTGATTAGGAGAACCATTAATTATGTTGTAAAAGATAGTCATGTCTAATTTATTATTATCTTGATTTGATAATGCAACTTGGACATTACTGACACGAGGTTCTAAAGTCTCTATCTCTTTTGCAAGTGTTATTTTCATTCTATTCAGTTGTCTATCAGTATTCAACTCAAATAATAAGTTTCTGATTGAACCACCAAAGTTTGGTTTGAAAGGTCTTTCAAATTTATTAGTTAATACAATATTCCTAACTGACCTTTTGATTGCATCTGTATCGGTTTTTCTTACAACGTCACCTGTAATAGGGTGTTTACGAAAGAAGATATCTAAATCGGAATAGATATCCTTCGTTGCAACTGTTTTTCCGTTATTTACTAAATCTACCATATATCTATTTATACAAACTAATCAGGTTTCTTTGTCTTTCCAGCAGAAGAACCTGAAGCAATTGTATGTTTATGAGTTGAAAGTTTAACACCCTTACCTTTGACTTCTCCACTTGCAGTAATACTACTTGAATTTGTCTGTTTACCAGTGACATCTAATGTTGATTGTAAAGTAGTTGCACCCGATACTGTAAGTGTTCCCGTGACTGTTGTGTCTGATATAATTTCTGTTGTGTTATTACCAGTGATTGTAATCTTACCTTCTGATAATACGTCTGTTGTTCCTTTGAGGATATCTGCTTTTAGATTTCCTTCTGTAATCTCTGAAGTGACATTACCCTTTAACACTTTCATATCTACATTACCAGTGTTAACATTGATTGTCACGTTTCCTTTCTCTACTGTTAAGTCTGCATTACCAGCTATATAAATCTTGTCGTCCTTTGCAACTATCTGATAATTATCATTTACGATTCGTTGCACTACACTTCCATCAGGGTGAACTTCCTGAAACGTTCCTGACCTATGATAAGTTGAAAGTCTTTCTTTACCAAGTGTATCGTCCACTTCAATAACATGACCTGACTCTGATTGATACACTTTGTTATATGGATATACTGGTTCTGCAACTGAGTCGGGGAAAGTGTGTCCTTCTATCTCAATCTTCTTATCTAATACAGAATCACCACGTGCAAGACTTGACACATCTGACTCTCCAGTGTATAATGGATAGTAAGGTAGTAAATCCTCAGTGATTTCATCTTCTTCAATCGTAGAACCTGTTCCGTCATAATTAATTGTTAAGAAAACTGGTGACTTAGGTTGTGTATCAATTGCACTTGTTAGACCATGTGGTCGTCTTGAATCTTGTTCGGGGTTTGGTGCATCAGGTGTTCCCTCATAATCTGCAACTGTTAGTCTACGTGGGTCGTTGAATCCTTTATCTACACTTCTAGTTTGTTGATTACCTAATGCATCAACTCTATATCCAGTTTGTGGAACTCCTGTAGATACACCTAAGACAACTGGGTCTTGACATATATCCCCGTCTCTAAAATATCCAAAGACTGTTGAACCTTCTACTAGACCATGTTGACTTCCAATTCCTGAAAGACCAGCAGAGGTTGTTGGTAATATAACTTGAGCCCATGGTAAGTCGGGTGTTGCAATCTTTAATTTGTTGTCGGTATGAATCCCATGTATACGAACACGAACACGTCCAATCTTCAAAGGGTCATGTCGGTCTTCTACTATTCCAAAAAAATGTTTCATTATATTTCTCTCGCAGGTTCAACTTCTTGTAATGGTTTTGCTTCTGTTATCTCTTTTGCAAAACTTTCTTTAACACATTCTAAATTCATTTCACCCTCTTTACCTGCTATATCTAGCATAAGAGATAAATCAGTAATTAGATATCTGTTGTCATTCACCTCATCATTTTTACCAACACCTGATTCGGGTTGAGGGATTAAAAGTTTAATTACGTTCCCTACAGTTAAGTCTGTCCTCATTGGTATGGTGACAATAATTTTATGTTGTTGTAATATCTCAAGTAATGCACGTCTTTCTAATTTTGCATTATCAACATATTTTAAACCTGAGAATGATTCAGGTGAACTAACAGTTGTCTCATTATCGAATTGGTGTGTTGTAGTGTTATCATAAATGACAAGACTCTCAAATTCTTTATTTGGTGGTAAATCAATATCAACCTCTGTCACAGAAGGAGACTTAGTTCTCTCAATCATGTTCTCTGTTGTAAGTGATTTCTCATAATCACCAGTTCGAATTAAAGGAAATCCTGATAGGTGTTTACCACGTTTCATTGTTTCGTCTAAGTCATACACAAAATCTAATTCTTGTTTCTTAACTGGGTCGTATGTTTTTTGTAGAGATGCATATGCACCTCCAACTGTTCCTCTAAGTGTATCAAACTGTTGTGGTTTGTAATATGATATAATCATAGAGTTTAAACCACCAGCTGCATTTAAATCAATACTTTCAGTTTCTAAATCACCAGTTCTTGGTTTGTATGAAAACTCTATTGGAAATTCTCTACTAAACATAGTGTCAATAGAACTAAATCTAAAACCACCATTTAATGTTTGGAAGAAGAACATACCATTTTTCCATTCTGCATTTTCACCTATATTAGATTCTGCAACAATGTAGTCAATAAAACTTCCAACTGTCCAATTAGGACATATGAATTGTAGATTCTTAGGTTCTGTTTCCTCAAACCAATCGAACTCTGAAGGTTTAAGGTTAGCTTCTTCTATCAATGCATTCTGCAACATTCTGTCATAAGAACCTCTCATAACCTTACTCATTCTTTTCCTTCTTACATAGAACATTCTTGGGTCACAAAAATTTAATTGGTATACTTGAGTTCCCTCTCTTCCTCTTTTGACATTACTTGCTTTGTATATTCTAAAAGTCTTATCAATGGTGAACTTCTTTTCGGGTTCTTGATTAAGACCTTCTTTCTGTTTGATTGAGATACGAATGAATTCTTGACCAGTGAATCGGAAGTTTGTTAAAAGATTAAGTCCGTCTAAAAGAGATATATTACCCGTGCAGAATTTATTGTAGATAGACTCGAAGAGTTCTACTCTCAATGTTAATTGAGTCACGTCAATTGAATCACCCTCTTGGTTTACAATCGCCAGTGCCTCAACTGAAAACTCACCTGCTTTTAAGTTGCTCATGATGACATTACTTTACCGAACTCTGATACTACCCTTCTGATATATTGTGGTTTAATAATTTTGATACTTCTATTCTTTTCGTTCTTTTCCCATTCACTATCATAAATTGTTTTTTCATACATACCATTGACAAAGGTATTTGACTTGTTTCCATTTACATCATAATAGTATGCAGTTCCGTCTGTTTGATTAATAGAATTTTTAATGGTCATACTATGACCACTGATATTACCCGTGATAACATCATCTTGTCTGAAGTCACCACTCTCTATTCCTATTCTTGACCACTGAGGTTCTACACTTGTTATTGTTCCTTTATGAATAACACTATCTCTTAAACAAGATACGGATTCTCCCAAAAGAAATTTACCTGTTGCACTTACGATATCTGATTTCTGATGTGCAGTTAGATACTTACCACCATAGTTTTTCTTAATGTATTGGTCAAAGGTTCTATTGTCTTTCCACCACTCATAGTAGTTATTCCAATCATTAACTAGAAAGAACGTCCAATGTAAATCTGAATCACCATAAAGATTAGTTGCAACTACATCAGGTCTATCTCCCTCCTGTAGTTCAAAGTATTCATACTCTATTATACTGTTAACTGCTGATTGGTCTATTTTAGACTTTCTAAAGAAGTCTTTAATATTGATAACCCGTCCACTATCTAAAGTGTATTGTATGTCGGGAAAGTTTTTGAAAAATTTAGTAGCCATTATTATCCACCTGTTCGTTGGTCTAGTAGTGAAGCAGAACCCCCACCAATATCTTTTGCTTTACCTGACTTAGATATTTTCTGATATGTTTCCTGTGTGAGAAGTTTGATTTCTGTAAATGATAAAGACAATTCAGTTGCAACAGGATATCCATCTTCAAACATTTTTGTTGAATGATTAACACTTACACTTGTCAATACACAAGGTAAAAAATCCTCAAATCTCTTT